AGTTGAGGCTTTTAGCCTTGAAGTGCGGGATTCAGATTTTATTGTCCATAAGGCATCCTCTTCGGTTTCTATCTTTTCTGGGCCAGCCAGTCCAACGGTGGACAAGTTTGGTTACACCATGACAATTGAAAAGCCGGAAAGTGTTGCTTTGGGAACCGCCAAGCTGATCGCCCGAATTACCTATAAATGCCCAGAAGGCAATGTAGTGGTTGCCTATCCTGATCACAAAAACCTCAATTTCAACATTGAAGGGAAATAACCATGCAGATGTCACAAGGCGCGTTGGATAACCTGCTCAAGAAATTTGAAGGCTGCAAGCTGAAAGCCTACAAATGCCCCTCTGGCATTTGGACCATTGGTTATGGCCATACGTCTGCCGCAGGTGAGCCAGACGTTACCGAGGGCTTGGTCATTACTCAATCCGAAGCAGAAGCCATTCTGAAGCGTGATTTGGTAAAATATGAAAAGGGCGTAATGGATCTAGTCAAAGTCAGCCTGACCCAGCACCAATTCGATGTTCTTGTTGATTTTGCTTATAATGCCGGTGTCGGCAATCTGAAGACATCTACTCTGCTCAAGAAGGTCAATGCAAGCGACTTTGATGCTGTTCCGACCGAGCTGATGAAGTGGACCAAGGGTGGCGGCAAAGAGCTGCCGGGCCTTGTTCGTCGTCGCCGTGCAGAGGCAGAATGGTGGCGTGATCTGGCCAACAAGCCCGTGGTTGAGGAAGAGCAGCGGGTCGATCCAGACCCCGTGCCTGTAAAGACCATTACGGAATCAAAGCAGGCCAATGGCGCGATTGCTATCGGCGCTTTGGGTTCGGTCGGGGCCGCCAAGGAGGTCGTGACGCAGGTTCAAGAGGCAAATGACCTGTTTGCCACCGTCATGTCCATGCTAAAAGACACCAACTTCCTCATCATGGTGGCTGTGGTCGGCATTGGCGCGGCTATTTGGTACTGGCGCAAGAAGCACATGGACCAATACGGGGTTTGACATGCTTGGACTTTTGTTTAGTCCTTTGGGCCGATATATTGCAATTGCCGCCATAGCCCTAGTGGTTCTTGGCGGTATTTATGCTAAGATCAGGTCAGACGCGATCGCTGAAATTGAGGCGGCCGCAACTGCCGATGCTCTAAAGAGGACGCAAGATGCGCTTCGTGCTGGTGATGCTGTCAACCTTTCTTCTGACCGGCTGCGCGACAATGATGGGCACGCCAGAGACTAACAAGGCTGCGTGCGGTGTCTGGAAGGACATTTCATGGTCCAAGAAGGACACCGACCAAACCATTGGCGAAATAAAGGTCAACAACGCCCGTCGAGACGGGTACTGCCAAGGTGCTAAATAATGGCCGAGATTATGACCTTCGACAGCCTCAAAACCGACATTCGTCGGTATCTTGAGCGCGGCTTCACCCTCGCCTCTGACCAGATTGTCTTTGAGCAGATCCCGCGTCTGATCAATCTGGCCGAGCAGCGGATCGCAAGAGAGCTGAAGGTCGAAGGCCTGATCAACGTCCTGACCGGCACAATGCAGGCCGGTCTTGCTGTTTACCCAAAACCTGACCGCTGGCGCCAGACGGTGTCCTTCAATTTCGGCAATGGCAATGACAACAGCACCTACAATCAGCTCTGGCCCCGCTCCTATGAGTACGTCAGGTCATATTGGCCCGATCGCAGCCAGACAGGAACGCCCCTCTTTTATGCTGAATACGATTACAATAACTGGATTGTGGCACCCACGCCCGATGCGGCTTATCCCTTTGAGGTTCTGGTCTATCAATTGATCCCGCTCCTCGACGATGCAAACCAGAGCAATTGGCTTACACAATACGCACCGCAATTGATCCTGTATGGCTCACTTCTCGAGGCAACGCCCTTCTTGAAGAACGACGAGCGCATTCAGGTGTGGCAATCCATGTATGATCGCGCCGCTCAGGCTCTCAGTGGTGAGGATCTGGCCAAGATCCTTGACCGCGCCGCCAAGCGCACGGAGGTATAAAATGACGACCTACACGCAAGTCTTTGGCGGAACAAACATATATCCATCAGACGTTTCCTATCTGTCGTTTAATTTGACCACTACAGATATTGTCCTGTCTTGGCCCCTTGAGACAAATGCGCCTGCAGATGGCACGATCACTGCTGCGCGGATCATGGACGTCAATTCGACAGGTTCGAGCCGCAAGGTCTATCTTCCTGCAGCAAATAACGCATCTGTCGGCGCCGTCTTCCTATTTAATAACACTGGATCAACGACTTTCACGGTCGTTGGTGCGACAGGGACTGTGATCTGCTCGGTGGCTTCTGGACAGCTCTGGCAAGTCTACATGACCAGCAATACAACTGCTGCTGGCGCGTGGTCTTCTTATCAATTTGGCTCGACGACATCTCAAGCCAATGCCGGCGCCCTTGCGGGTGCTGGTCTGAAAGCAATTGCAACTACTCTTAATCAGGCAATCTCGGTCACAGACCTAAATTCAAATTACACAGTCAATTCACCCGATCGAGCCACATTCATCAATTGGACCGGCGCCAGCGGCACGATCACACTGACGTCTGCTGCAACTTTGGGCGAAGATTTCTTCTTCTATGTGCGCAACAGCGGAAGCAGCGCAGTCACAATTGCTGCAAGCGGCTGCCTGATAGATGGCAACGCCAGCGAGGCTTATGACATTGGCAATTCAGCCATGATCATATCCGATGGCGCAAACTTCTACACAGTTGGCCATGAAAGCAATACGTCTGTTGTTGGCTTTGACTACACCTCAATCGACATATCTGGCACTGGCGATTACACACTTGCTGGCGTCGAGCTTAATCGCGTATCGTACAGCCTGACAGGCACTTTGACAGGCAATAGAAATGTTATCGTCCCGACAACAGTCCAGCAATATTGGATCACAAATTCAACTACAGGTTCATTTGATGTAACTGTCAAAACACCTTCTGGCACAGGCATTCTTGTGCCGCAGGGCTATGCCTACATCCTTTATTGCAATGGCACTGATGTTGTAGAAGGTCAGACACCTGGCGGCGGCGTATCGACGCCTGTTGCCATTGCAGATGGCGGCACGGGAGCCACAACAGCATCTGGCGCCCGTATTAACTTAGGTGGCACATCTGTTGGTATCGCAGTCTTTACGGCAGTTGATGGCGCGGCTGCACAAGTTGCTATTGGTGCATCAACTGTTGGTGCTTTGGTCTTTACTGCTCCAGACACTAGCACAGCGCAGACTGATCTTGGCGGCACAACGGTTGGTAAGGCAGTCTTTACTGCCGTCGATCAGGCTGCAGCGCAAGCAGCTATTGGTGTAACACCAGGGGCTAGTAAGGCCTTTTCTGTCGCCATGGGCATAGGGATACTGAGCTAATGGCACCAACACCATACGTCATCAAATCACTGCCTGGCATCAAGCGGGATGGTACTCGCTTCGAGAACGGCTTTTATGTTGATGGCCAGTGGTGTCGGTTCCAGCGTGGTCTTCCCCGTAAAATGTGGGGCTATCGTCGCTTCAGCGATCAGATCCCAGAGATTTCTCGAGGCCTCAATACATACAACCAAGATGGCCTTCTCTATGTTGCATCTGGTGGCGCCAGCACACTGACACAGCTTTCAATCAACTCAAATGGCGTTGTGACATCTCTTGTTGATCGCACGCCTGGGGCTGGATTTGTATCAAGTTCAAACAATCTTTGGACCTTTGACACAAACTTTGACAGTGTTGGTGTGTCGCCCGGCGCTTATTTGTTTGCTCACCCAGGCCAGAACTTGGCCCAGATCGACAGCACGACAACCTCGAAGCTGTTTTATGGCATTGTTAATGGAGCAGCCAATCTTACAGCCACAACAGCCCCAGAAGTCTCAGGCGGCGTTGTTAGTTTGTATCCTTACGTCTTCGTTTATGGGTCTGATGGTTATGTTGCTTGGTCTGTCGCCAATAGCCCTAATGATTGGTCTGGCACAGGATCTGGCGAAGCTTACATAACAGCGCAGAAGATTGTTGCTGGTCTTCCTCTTAGAGCTGGCCCTGGCAACGCTCCTGCTGGCCTGTTCTGGTCACTTGATAGTCTTGTTCGAGCCACCTTTGTGGGCGGAGATCCTGTTTTCCAGTTCGATATTCTGAGCGCTCAGACATCCATTCTGTCTTCTCAATCGCCAATTGAATATGACGGCATCTTCTATTGGGTCGGCGTTGATCGCTTCTTGATGTTCAACGGTGTCGTGCGCGAAATTCCAAACCAGCTCAATCAGAACTGGTTCTTTGACAATCTCAACTACGCACAACGCCAGAAGGTCTTTGCCTATAAGGTTCCGCGCTTTGGCGAGATCTGGTGGTGCTACCCTCGAGGCAATGCCACAGAATGCACGCATGCAGTCGTCTATAATGTGCGTGAAAACACATGGTACGACACAAAGCTTCCCAATTCCGGCCGCTCTGCCGGCAAGTTTGCTACGGTCTATGAGTACCCCATTCTCACCGGCATCGACCCTGTGGATGGTAAATACAAGATCTGGCAGCATGAATACGGCGTAGACGAGCTGGATGGTTCCGTCATCAACTCGATCCCGTCCTACTTCCAGACGGCCGATATTTCGTTTGTTGCCGATCAGCAACAACCCAAAAACAGATCCATGCGCTGCGTGATGATCGAGCCTGACTTTGTTCAGTCTGGCGACATGACAGTCCAGATCACCGGCCGAGCTAATGCTCGTGCCCCTGAAGTGACGTCTGACGAGCACACATTCACCGATCAGGCCAATACGATCGAGCCCTATCAGCAGGTGGTCTTCTTCAAAGAAACGCGGCGCGAGATGCGTTTCATTTTCAAGTCAAATGTGGTCGGTGGCGATTATCAAATGGGCCAGTGCATTGCTCATGTCGACATCAGCGACGGGACGGTGCTGGGATGATGATCGACCCCCGCAACATGACGGTTACTGACTGGACCGACAGCATGGTGTATATTCTCGAAAAATATGGCACTGTGTCTCGTCTGGATAAAGAAGAGAATTGGCAGAATTGGGCTTTGGGTGTGGTTGCGTTTTTCGAAGTCGGAAAGCAAAATCCACCTAACCCTTTGAATTATGACGAGTGGCGCGACTGGGCATTTGCCTTCACTCGAGCCGTTAACCTGAGTGGCTGACATGGCAATTGATTATCCTGATACACCTGCAAACTGGCGGCCTCTGGTCAACAATGCCGCAGGGTCTGCCTTTAGAGGCTCGCCCATGAGCGCTTTTGCCAAAGGCGGCAGAGCTGGCACAAGGCCCTTCATGATCGTGCCTCCCCGTGAGCACGTCGAGCGGATGGCAAAGGGTGGCCTCACAGGCGCCGCCAAGCAGGTGGCAGGCGCTGGTGTCGGTGGCGACACCATGATCATTCACATCAACCGTGACGAATATGAGAAGCTTCGCCAAGAGTGGGGCGAGCCTACGATCAACCCCCACACAGGCATGCCTCAGTTTACGCCTTTCTGGAAGCAGAGCTGGTTTGCTCCTGTGGCTTCTTTGGCTTCGGCAGCTCTTATTGCATCAGGTATTGGCGCCCCGATCGGTGCCGCTCTTTTGCCGGCGTCTCTCGCTGGTGAAACCATTGCAGGTGCTGCGCTTCCTAGCGTTCTCGGCAATGCCCTTGTCGGCGGCGCAACCAGCGCCATTACAGGCGGCAATCCCCTTCTGGGCGCCGCTCTTGGCGGCGTTGGTACGATCGGCGCAGGCCTTTTGGGTGCCACAGGTTCGGCAGTCACCGGCACTGGAGAAGGTGGCTTAAGCGGCTGGCTTGGCAATCTGACTGGTGGTGCAATTGGTTCTGGTGGCATGGCTGCGGCTGCAGAAGGTGCCAAAACAGGAAGCGTGGCCCAAGCTCTTGGCGACACGTCTGGCAAAGGTTTCCTGTCCCCAGGCATGACGGAATCACTCGGTCAGGCTGGATCTGCTGCCGCTGGTTCTACAGGCGGCGGCATCCTCGCAAGCCTTGGCAAGTCCAGCACCGCCATTCCCCTTGGATTGATGGCCTTGAGCCTTGCTGGGTCTTTGGGCGGCAATAAGCAGCCAGAAGGCGCTGCTGGCGCTGGGCAGCCGTCTTACACAGACCCCAACATGACTAGGCGCCTTGAAGCAACACCTCTCACGCGCCAGCGCAACCCCGTCTTGCCTTATTACAACTATGGCCAGCTCCCCGAGCAGCGCAATTATTCCATGGCGCAGGCCGAGGCGCCTGTTGAGACTGTTGATGAGGAGCCGCAACCCACACGGGCGGCTCACGGCGGCCCCCTCTCAAGATACGTTCAGGGCGGCGGGACAGGCCGGTCTGACAGCATCGATGCCAAACTTTCTGACGGCGAGTACGTCATAGATGCCGAGACAGTCGCCTTGCTCGGTGATGGGTCATCGAAAGCCGGCGCAAAGAAATTAGATCAATTCCGTGCTAATATCCGCAAGCAGAAGGGTGCTGCCCTGTCGAAGGGTAAGTTCTCGCCTGACGCTAAGGATCCGACCGATTATCTGGGAGCCTAACGATGGCCTTTCTAAACTTCCTCACTCAGGGTCAGCCCCTGCAATCGACGTCATCCTCCCTGACCACATCTCAGGTTCCTCAATACCTGTCTGACTACCTCTACAACCTGATGTCAGGTGCCTACAGCGCCGCTCAGGAAGAGTACCAGCCATATGAAGGCCCACGCATTGCTCCCTTCTCTCAGGACCAGCTTGCGGCCTTTGACGTTACGAGAGGCGCCGCTCAGTCATACCAACCGCAATTGGCTGCGGCTCAACAGACTGCAGGGCAGGCTGCCGCTCTGAGCCCCACAGGGGCCGCACAGCCATATTTGACACAGGCAGGCCAGACGCTTCCTGGCGTCATTCAGAATTACATGAACCCGTATGAAGAGAACGTGATCAACCGCATGGGCGATCTGGCTCAGAGGCAGATCACTGAAAAACTGATGCCTGGGCTTGGTGACCAGTTCATTCGTGCAGGTCAGTACGGATCTACACGCCAGCAAGAACTGGCTCAACGTGGCATTCGAGACGTCTCAGAGGGTCTGTCTTCTGCCATTGGTGAGCAGCTCGCAAAGGGCTACACAACAGCGGGATCTCAAGCTCAGACAGATTTATCCCGTATGGGTGCACTTGGTCAGACTGCTGGCCAGCTTTCAAGCGCTGAAATGACAAATTTGGGTCAGCTTGCGGGTGTTCAAGCCGGTTTAGGTCAGAAGCAGCAGGCTCTCGGTCTGACCGGCGCCAGCGCCCTTGAGACGATCGGCGGCGAGCAGACAGCCATGAACCAGCGCAATCTGGATCTGGCCTATCAAGATTTCCTGCGCCAGACCCAATATCCAAAAGAACAAATTGGGTTCTTATCAAGCGTTATCCGTGGCCTTCCGACAACGGGTGGTGGTACAACATCTGGAACGACAACGTCTTCTGGCTCGTCCTATTCCGCATCTCCATTGGCGCAGCTTGCAAGCGCTGGCATGAGCGCCGCTGCCCTTAGCAACCTCCTCGGTGGAAAGTAATGCACAATGGCTGACCCAGTTAATCAGGTCTTCTCCGACCTCAGCAACTTCAACGCTGAAGATTATGTCAAGCAAATGGGCTTGCAAGGGCCAGAAGCTGCTTTGGCGAAACAGATGCTGATGCAGAACCAAATGCAACAGCAGGCGCAACAGAAATATGCTGGTCTTGTCGATCAGCAGTACAATCAACTTGCTGGCCAGACTGGCATGGACCCATACACAAAAGCAGCCATGCTGTTTCAGGGCGCTGGTGCTTTGGCTGCCCCAACACGCTCAGGCGGTTTTGGTGAAAGCCTCGGTGCGCTTGGAACGGCTCTCTCTGGCCCCTTGATGCAGCAGGCGCAGGCCGAGCGCTCACGTCAAGAGAAATTGCAACAGCTTCAACTTGCACGCGCCAAGATGGCGACAGAGATGCAGGGCGGTCCCGACATTGGGAAGATGATGCAACTTATTAAGTCTCAGCGTGATTATGAGAAGGATGACAAGTCCAAGCTTCAAAGCATCGATATGCCTGATGGCACAAAGATGCCTGTGATCTTCAAAGAAGGCAAAGTCTTTGATGTGT